TATGAGTATATTATTAAAAAGATACATTAGAAGCGTTTTAAAAGAAGGAAGTTATTTAGAAGATATAAATTTATTGAAAAAAGATATAGAACAGGCTATACATGAATTTTCTAGTAATACAAAACTAAGTAGAGATCAAGATGATCAAGATATAAAAACAATAGAGGATTTACAAATTAGCAAGGATTATTTAGGGTATATAAGAGATAATCCTATGCCAAAAGATTGGAATAAAATACCTTCAGGTGATTATGGACTAGGATACAATCCGTTTAATAAGTTGAGAAATTTAGATGTAACTTCTAAAAATCAAATAAACAATCTTATGCTTTTATATAAAAAGCATTTAAAAGAAATATCTTCCAAGGTAATAACTGTTGTAAGAAGAAAAAAAAGAAAAAATATAAAAAATGCTATAAAAGTTTTAGAGTATGTAGTATTAGTAGACAAATATTTTAATAAAGGTAATTTAAAAGTAATAGGCGCCGGTGTAAATAGAGTAGTAGTTAAGCATAGAAGTGTAAAAGATATTGTTATTAAAATAGCTTTATCTAAAAAAGGAAGAGAAGATAATGAAAGTGAAATAAGTTTTAGCCAAAAAGTTAGTTCAAAATATAAAAGCTTATTTCCTAAAGTATATGAAAGTGATAGTAAAAATTATACATGGTTTATGCTTCATCAAGTCGTTCCATTTGAAGATGGATTAGAGGTGCCTGAGATATTAGCTAGCTTTAAAAATAAATTTAGAGAATCTTTTAAGTTTATGAACAGTTTAGGCTTAGCTCCTGGAAGTGATGAAGAAAAAGATGGAATTGTTAGTTATTTTGTAAATCAATTATACTTTAAAAAATCAGAGATTGATTTAATTCACCAAGCTGGTATAGAGAAGCAAAAAACTATGTTTAAGCAAATAAAAAATTATATAGTCAGTTTAGTAACTGGAAAAGATTTAGATGTTAATGTAGATGCTTATAAAATAGTAGATGATTCATTCAATGAAAGATTAACTGATATGCTAGCATCTTGGATAGTAAGCAATACAGTTAGCGAAAAGCAAGCAAAAAGAAAAGCAGAAAACATATTAAAAAATGTAGATATGAGTAAGTTAAGAGAAGAGTTTGGTGTTCTCTATGAGTTTATAATTAATAATGGAATAACTGATGGCCATCTAAGCAATGTAGGATTTAGCAAAAACAATAGAGGAGTTTGGGATTTAGTAATATTAGATGCAGCAGGTGTTTAATAGATATAAAATTTTGTAACTACTCCTATATTTATATATAAATAATAAAGAATAGGAATAAACATGGCTTCATTTGCATTAACAACAAGAGCAACACCCTTCGGTGTATATGATAATGATGATCATTTTAAAGAAGAAGCTGATAGCATGGTATTATACGTTAAAAGAAAACTTGGCGATGATATCATGTCAGTAGAATTAACATCTAAACAAATATGGGCAAACTTTGAAGAAGCAGTACTTGCTTTCTCTAGAGATACAAATGCACATCAAGCTGAATCATATATGTCAAATCTATTAGGTCTAAATCTAGGTCAAAATGAAACTTTTAAGAAAAACGCTAATAATCACTATTATTATTTAGATGGCACACAAACAGAAGCTACAATAACGCAAGTACAAAAAGACGCTCAACCACTTACAATACAAGATACTTTTGACTCAAGGTTTAATAGTAGCAATACAAAAGGTGAATATGTTGCCGGCGTTATAAATGCAAAAGCTGGTTCTGTAGCTGCTTCGCCTATCATAGAGTCTAGAATAGGTCCTCATGGTAAAGAGCAAAAATTTCCTAGAGAAACATTAGAATACTTAGTAAGACGTGCAGAGCCATATGCAGCTGAAGCTTCAATAGGCGGATCTACAGATTCTATTAGAGCATATATACCGTTGAAAACAGATGTACAAGATTATGACATCTATAAAGACTTAGTAATTCCTGGTGAAGATAGCGCAGGAAATACTGCAGAACTAAAATTAGAAAAGTTTAACGGTTCTTTAAATCATAAAAGTGTTTTTAATCCAGCATATGCTAGTAGTTTACCTTCAAATGTAGTTGCTACTAAAATAAAAATACAGGAGATATTTCATTTTTCACCTCAAGCAGCTTATAGATTCTTCGATACAACTTCAGCTATAAATTATCTTAATAATCAATTTGCATTTGAGTCGTTTACACCAGAAACTGTATTTTATGTTTTACCAGTTTTTGAAGATTTGCTAAGAGCAGGTCAGTTGGATATATCTAATAGAGTAAGAAGAAGCAATTATTCTTACAGGCTTCAAGGAAAGAGTTTAAGAATATTCCCAAGGCCTACACAGAGTAATCCTATGAATTTATTTATTAGATTTAGTTTCCCACCAGATCCATATAAATCTAACTTGCCTTACGATGATACGTCTATTGATGGTGTTTCAAATTTGTCTAACGTACCTTTTGGCAATATACCTTTTAAACAAATAAACAGCATGTGCAGACAATGGATTAGAGAGTATACTCTTGCGTTATGTAAAGAAACATTAGGGCTTATTAGATCTAAATTTTCTACCGTGCCTATTCCCGGATCAGACTTGTCTTTAAATGGTGGCGACTTAATTAGTCAAGGAAGAGAAGATAAATCAAAATTAAAAGAAGCTTTAAGAGAAACTTTAGATAAATTGACATATCAAAAGCTTATAGAATCTGATGCAGCACAATCTGAGTCTATGAGAAACTTATTGAAAAACGTTCCGATACCTAATGGTAGAGCAATAATAATGGGATAGAAAGGATTAACTCATGGCTAGATTATTTATAGGACAAAGAGAAGTTGACTTTATTTCTGATATTACTAAAGAAGTAATAAAAGATGTAGTAGGACAAAAGATATACTATTATACAGTTAGAGAAGACTTGTCTAATGTTCATGAAATTTATGAAGAGTCAATTCATAAAATATTTAACCCGCCTGTTGAAATAGAATGCATGATTGAATGGAAACCTTCAACAGTTAAAACAACAAAGTTTGGTCACGAACAAATGAAAAATATAACAGCACACTTGCACCCTAGAGACTTAATAGATAGAAATATTGATGTAAGAGAAGGTGATTACTTTTCATTTGGAGAAAACTTTTTTGAAATATCTTCGATTATACAAGATAAGATTGCTTATGGTCAAGTTGAAAGAGCTATTTCTACTAAGCTCAACGGTATACAAACAAGAATCGAAAATATCAATCAAAAGAATCTTCATGGTCCCAAGAATGAATTCTATACAGATACAGATGCTATTCAAACTACTTTTGAGCAACAAAGAGGAACAACACCCTCAGATAAACGTCAGTTAGTTGAAGACGGAATACTTGATAAACCTATTGGTAATCCTAGGAAAGTAGCACCAGATGGTTCAGAAAGATCTGTAAACAATATAGGCTCAACATTCTATGGAGACGATTAATGACTACTAAATACGACGATGTAAAAAATAGATATAGTCCTACTGGCTTTGAAGGTCAAAACTATACAGAGAGCTATACTATACCCTCCTGCGGTATAGAAGATGTAGACAAAGCTGTTTTTGATTTATTTGATAAGCAGATACCTTTTTACTACTCGTTAGAAGGTGAAAATAGAAAAGTTCCTGTAATATTCGCAACTGGAGAAAGATACGCTCTGCTAAGAAGAAAAAAACCTATAATAGATAGAACAGGAGCGTTAATTCTTCCTTTAATATCAATTACCCGAAGTGGCATTGATAGCACAAATAAAAAAGGAGGCTCTAATAATGAAATGTTTACACACACTCTAAAAAAGAAAATATCTGAAAAAGATATTATTTATAGACAACTTAAAAATTTCGAAAAACTAGAAAACGTAAATATAAATAGCATAAAAAATGAAGAAAAAGATTTTACATTAAAAAACTCTTTAGATAAAAACTTAATAGAAACTATTGAGATACCACCAGTAAAATACTTTACAGCAAACTACGACATAACTATATGGTCATCTTTTACTCAACAGATGAACGAATTCTTAGAGGTTATATTAAATAGTTATACACTAAACCCGGGAAGATCTTTAAGGATAGAAAGCAACAAAGGTTATTGGTTTGCAGCGTATATGTCACAAAGCTTTTCACAAGATACAAACTATTCAGATTATACTGACGTAGAAAGATACATAAAATATACAGCAAGTTTAGAGGCAACTGGCTACATTATAAAGCCTAATATTAAAAACGGTAAAGTTGGCTTGAAGTCAGTCATAAGTAGTCCAACTGTAAACTTTGAAGTAATGACTGATTATACAGACTTATCTCCTACTACTGCAGGAGTTCAAGATCCAGATCCAGATGCTAATATTTTTGATGACTTGAGAACCGAAGATGATTATGCTCCTTCTAAGATGATTGGTGTTAATTCATTAACTAATTCACAGGAGCTGGAAAAACATGACAAATCAAAAGGATTCGCTTCAAATCAAAACAAAAAAGGTGAATCTTCAGCTATGGTTGGCGCAAGAGGATCTGATCATAACAAAGTAAGAAAAACATTTGTAAAAAATAGCAAAGGTGAATTAATTCCTGTGATTGCAAAGGCTTCTAGCTCACAAGGTGAAACTTTGTATGATTCTCGATTAGGTGAAGTTTTGTTTAATATTTCTAATGAAGATTAATATTTCAATTGCTATTATATATTTATTAAATGAAATAATATAAATTAGGAGTATAATATTATGGCTGAACAGACATTTAAGTCTCCAGGATTTTTTGAACGAGAAATTGAAATAATAGAAAGACCAACTTTTAGAAGCTCAGTAACACCCGTAGGTATAATTGGACCAGCAGAAAAGGGTCCCGCATTTGTTCCAACTACAGTAGAATCATTCCAA